GTCCTAGTCTGTTAATTGCGAATGGGTCGCCAGTCTCGATACCGGACTCAAAGTATTGGGTCGGTATTGCTGTGCTGAAGTATAGATAGTCAGTGTCCAAGAAGTATAGACGGCTGATTCCATCATCGTCAGGCATATCCTTGGTTGGGATGATTGGAACACCGTTGTATGTTGCTACGATGAAACCTGCCTCGATTCCGGGAACACCCTTTACACCGTTGTAGGTTGGGGTAACCCTCTTCTCTTCCATGAACCTCTGTTGTGACTGTAGTAGTTGCTGTAGCCTCATTAGAGTGTCATATCCTGTTAGGATAACCTTAGGATTTCCACCACGTTCCCAAATGCGCTGGAACAGTGTATCTAGATGGTCTAGGCTGAAAGTTCTGCGGCTTGCATCTGCTGTGTCAGCAGCACAATCCATCTCAGCGTGACTCCATGAGTTTGCGCTTCGGTCTATCGAGTAGATGTCTAGGTCAGCCGCAGCACTTACGTGTGCGTTGGTGCTTGATGTCTTCAATCCAGTAAGTCCGGTTGTCCCTGCATCACCAGCGGTAATTCGGTCTAGTGACTCAAAGTTGTTTCCGGCTGGTGAATCTATATCTCCTAGTAGCATCTTATTGACCATTTCTGCGTGGTGCTTGCCCATCTCTTCCTTGAGAACTGCTCGGATGTCTCCAAGTCCGTCATCCCTGTCTGCTAGGAAGATTGCTGTCTCCGACATGTCGAAGGTGTGAGCAATTGTCTTCGGCTTTGCGCCAATGTGCTGGAAAGTTGGCTTTACAGTCTCAGGTAGTGTTGCGTTCTCTGCAACTCCGCCGTGTAGAGCGCCGCCGTTAGGCTTTGCAGTGATGACGCGCCATCCACTTCGGTCCCAAGGCTTCTTGGGTAGAATGCTGAAGGCGTTGAACTCTTGGTTCAATTGCGACCATACCTTGCGCCCGTAGATTGCTTGGTATGTTCCACCAGTTGTAGACAGCATTGGGCTGTCGGCCTTCAGTAGTTCACTTCCGGTGTATGAGTAACCCATTGCGTTACCTGCACCGTAGTAGTATCGTTCCATGTCTGTTATTGTTCTTACGTAATCTCGTGCCATTTAATTCACTCTCCCCTCTTGAAAGCCCTATCTGCTAGAGCATGAACCTCATCCCACGACATCTTGTGCATGTCCTGAGTTGATGGAATGTTTACTTGTGGTGTTGCGTCTTCGCTCTTTGCGATTTCTGTTGCTCCTTCACCTGTTGAAATGCCTTCGATTTTCTCGTTAAGAGACTCTAGAGCCTTCATTACCTCGTCAATAGGCCCACGAGCATCATATTGTGCTGCTTGAGCCTTTGCGATTTCTGCTGTGCGCTCTGTTGCGAAGCGGTTTGAGAACTCTGATTCTAGGGAGCCACGGAACTCTTGCTCCATTGCTGCTGCCTTGTAGACTTCGTATGCTGCCTCAATATCTGAGTCGCTTACAGATGATGGGGTTAGGAAGTCGGACTTCTCCACTTTCTTACCCTTTCCACCCGTTGTGCGGGCGATTGCGTTAGTAGATGGAGCACCATTCTCCTGTGCTCGACCCTTTACCTGTGCGGCAAACCTCTCAGCGCCGTCATCTTTGAGGTCGGAACCAAGGTTGTGCTTACTAACATCATCAAAGTGCGCTCGCGCACCATCAATGTCTACACCACCGGACTTGAGAGTGTTCTCCATCCAGTCTAGGTAATCTGATGTGATAATGTCAGAGAACTCGGACTTGTTTGTGTCTTCCTTATCCTCTTTCTTCTTATCACCAGAAGCCTTTGCATCTTCTTTCTTATCATCAGAATCGTCTGCCTTGTCCTTGATTGCTTCCTTGAGTGCTGGCGGCATAGAGCCTTTTTCCATATCATCAAGACGGCCCTCAAGACGATTTAGAACGTCTCCAAGTTGTTTTGTCATATCTTCATTTTCTTCAGTCATTTTCTTCACCTTATTGTTTGTGTCTTCTTTTAGTATTCTGAATGTTGCTTCAGGGTTAATTCCTTTTTCACAGATTGTTATTTCGTGTAGTTCTAGTTTGCTGATTTCTTAATAAT